CCGGACCCACTTCATGGCAGGCCGGGTTCCGTACTGACCGGGGGCGACGGGGATGATGTTCTTGCCGAGGACGAGCTGGTCGTCGCGGATCTTCGTCGAGTCCGCCCACAGATTGACGCCGCCGTCCATCGTGACTGGGACCCGGTTGATCATCGGCGGCTCCTCGGGAACACCTTCGGGTCCTTGTACGCCACGTCGTTCTGGCCCGCACTGTTGCCGTAGCGGTAGCGGTCGTTCGACAGGAGCGCAGCCAGATGCTGCTGGGCGGCCACGGTCGCTGGCGAATCCTTGCCGTCGCTGTACTCATGCGTCTTGAACGCGACTGCCTGAATCATCGTCTCGTCGTTCTCGTACCACGGAACGTCCGTGTCCGCCGTCATCTGCGTCGGCAAGTGCTGGTACGGGAGGAACAGCTTGTACGTCTGGTCCGGCGTCGGCTCGAAGCTGAGGCGAGCGACCCCGAATCCTGCCTTCAGGACCCGAGCCGACGACGGCACTCCAGTGATTGTGGCTGCCTGAATCTTGTCGAACGGCGACGCGTTCTGATCGCGGAGGTTGATGCGGCCCCGCGTAGACTTGTCGGTCGTGTACCACCACAGCTCGTCGATGACGCGGAGGATCCGTTCGGTCACGCCGTTCGTTCCGCCGCCGTAGTCCATCGTCTGCGCCGTGATGTTCACCTCTGACTCGCGGCGAAGGATGGGCCAATCCCACGAAGCCGCAACCGCATTCAGCCAGTTTTGCAGCCACACGTTGGCGAGCGTTTCGAGGTCGTCGCGCCCCGCCGTTCGCATCCCTTCCAGAACAATGTCGCCGCGAGTCATCAGTGCCATGCGTTACCTCACTGCCAGCCGATTGCGGTGTCGGGTCCGATCGGGTTCACCTGCGCTCCGTTCGGAGTGACGCGAGCCGACGGGCCTCGACGGCGCTTGTCCTTGCCGTTGCGAGCCTCGCGCTCAGCCTTCTCCCAGTTCTGCACCATCTCCAGCAGGGTCGACTTCATGCCCTTGGGGACGGGAATCTGGTGGCTCTCGTTGTCAGAGCAGAACTTCACGCCGCTGATCTTGATGCCGTGGTAGACGAACTCGTCGCCAAACTCCGGCGAACGGGTCGGGTACACGATCGCCATCTCGTGCTCGTGGCTCGTCTCGCCTTCCTTCAGGAACCAGCCGCACTCCGAACAGCGGGGACGGCTGAAGATGCTCTGGCGCTTCTTCGGCGCCGCCGGAGCCTGCCCCTGCTTCAGGCTGGCGATCAGCGACGGCAGGATGGCTTCGAGCGTCGACTTGCTGACGGCACTCGCGATGTCCACCACCTGCTGTTGCGTCGCCGACTGAAGCTGGGGCTCAGGCTGCTTGTTTTCGGGCGTCTTCTTGGGGTCGCTCATTGAAGGTCCTTGTTCAGGGAGAAGCGTTGGAGAGAACCATCACGTTGAACGCGGCCGAGGCAGGGTCGCCACCGGCTCCGCTCGCGCACTGACGGACGATCACCGTGTCGGTCGCAGACACTCGGCACTGGTAGTTGTACAGAGCCTGAGCGGCAGCGGGGGGCGTCACGATGCAGATGTCGCCGGTCCGGGCGCCCGAGAGCGTCTGGTTGGCAGAATCGGCACACGTGGTCGTACCGGCAGCGAAGTCGATGGTGAAGTCGCCGCGCAGAAGCCGCGTGATGCGGTGCGTGGTCGACGGGAACTCCGTACCGAGACGGCCGATGTGCAGGGCGCCTGCGCGAGGGTCTGACGTACCCGTCTGCTTGGTGATGACGACGGCCCGGAAGCCGAAGATGTCGCCGAGCGTGCGGGGGTTCACCTGTGCGTACACGGTCAGGGCGAGCGTGAACGTCAGGAGGAAAGCAGAGATTGCGATGAGTCTGTTCTTCATGGAGGCTCCGTGTGAGAAGGGGAGGGACCGAAGCCCCTCCCCGACTCAGGTGAATCAGGCGTTCGCGACTTCGAGACGGAGCAGACGAGTCTGGTCCTTGATCACGGCCTTGCCGAAGAACTTGTACCCGATGGTGCGCTTCTGAGCGAGCGGGTCGTCCTTGGTGGCGGTGTTGGGGCTGAGCATCATCTTGGGCTTGTAGAAGCCGCACCACGCGAGCGCGCTCTGGGCCACGATGAAGACCGGGTGGATGAGCGAGATGGTGGTGTTGGTCGACGAACCGACCGAGCCGGGCGGCTGGGCGCCAGTGGCGACCGCAGTCACGGCGACCGTGGCGCTGGCCGCGTTGTTGGCCGACACGAGGCCGAGGCCCGCGTCAGTCGTCGAAGCCGAGGTCTTGTCGAAGTACACGTTGTAGACGTACCCGACCGTCGAGGGCAGCACGAAGGTGCAGGTCGACGACGCAGCCGCAGTGGCCGTGGTGTGGATGATGCTGATCGCCTCCTCGAAGCCACGGAGGAGATCCTTGCGGGTCACCTTGTAGGCGTACGTGGTGGCGTTGGCGAGCGTACCGGCGCCGGGACCAGACATCGTGACCGTCAGACCGGTGACGCCGAAGCCGGAGCCGCTGACGTTCGCGATGGTCGTGTTGCCGAGGCGGGTGAAGCGCGGGATGAAGTTCGTCTCCAGCACGCGGAAGTTGAGCCACTTGCCGACTTCGGCCGTGAGCAGCTTCGAGCTGTCGTTGAAGTTCGCGTACGACACGAACGTTCCGTACGACACCGACGGCGACGAGATGTCGTTGACGATCTCGGGACCGCACACGAGGATGTAGCCCTGTCCGCGCGAGAAGCCGGACGCCGCCTCCTTCGCGTCACCCGCCGGAGAACCGTACGCCGGAGCGCCGTCGTTCGCCAGCTGGGCACGAGCATCCTTCAGGAGACCGTCGCTGATCGTCATCGCGTCGGTGATGCTCTGGCGGTCCGTGGCGGAACCGTCGCCGAAGATGACGTTCGTACCGGCGAGCAGGACGACGCAGATCTCGCGGTCCATGACGCGAGCCGCGTTGTCGGCGAGCAGGAGCTGCGCCTGCTGCATGACGGGGTGCTTCGTGGTCAGCTGGGCCACGTCGCTGATCTCCAGCCAGTCGCCCCACTGGTCCAGCGTCACCGTCACCTCTTCGAGCGTGAACGTGCTGGACGTGCCAGACGAGCCTTCGGTGAGCGTCGCCATGGGAACGTTCATGCGCTTGTAGCGCACCATGTACGCGGTCTTGCCCGCCCCTTCCCGCATCTGGAGCTTGTCACAGAGCGAACCCATCACGAGGTTGAGGTACGAGCGGTCGAGCAGCTTGCCAACGAGGAACTTCTCCTGATCAGTGGAGAGTCCCGAGGAAGTCAAAAGAGCCATTGTTTACTGCCTTTCAGAGTGGGGAATCATCGAATCCGTTGGTCTCAAGCCACTTGGCTTGGTCACGGAAGTCGAGGTCGTCAAAGCCTGCCGGACGGGCCGGACCCTGACGCTGCTGCGGTGCCGGAGCGGCACTGGTCATGACAGGAGTCGTGGGAGGAACGTACCCGCGCACACCCGCCGTCTTTCGCTGAGCCTCCAGAGCGAACTCCCCGTACGCCAGCTTCAGGGCGATGTCGGGGCTGGTTCCATGCTGGCGAGCGATGCCTGCGGCCTTCGCCTTCACCTCGTCGGGGATCTGCACGCCCGACTGGGCTGCCTGCGTGTACACCTGCATCTCGCTCAGCTGGGCCGAGAACTGCGCCTGCTGTGCGGCGATGATGCCGTCGTACTGCCGCTTGATGGCTGCGGCCTGCGCACGGATGGCTTCCTGCACCGAGGGGTCGAGCCTGTCGCCGTACTGCGCGAGCGGGTCGACTTCTGGCACTGGGGCCGGAGCCGGAGCGGGCGCCGACTGCTTGGCACTCAACTCCAGCACACGAGCGAGCAACTCGTTCTTCTGCCGCTCGCTCTCGGCTCGTTCTGCAACGAGCTGATCGATTCGCTTCTGGATGCCTTCATTGACCGCGGGCGCCTCTGGCTGCGAGGGGGCCTGCGCTTGTTCAGCCTGAGCGGACGGCTGGTTCTCTTCCATGTTTCGCTCCTGCACCCGTTGCGGTTTCCCGCGCCCGGAGACGGCTTGGTTGGGTTACGGCTTCTTCTTCAGCGATGCTGCCATCTGTTCGATGCTGTTTGCTGCATTCTCGAAGGCAGCCATTGCTGCGACTGCCCTCACGACTTCAAGCTCTGTGGCGGCTGAGACTGCCCGGCTCTTGTGCGCCGCGGCCTGCTGGGCGAAGAGTTGGCGGGCGACCCTCCAGCCTGCGGACATGAACATCGTCTCCAGCGCTTCGGCCCGGAGACTGTCCGGGATGCGCTCCTCATCCATCCTCGCCCCCGAAGCCGCCCATCGCTCCGGCGAACCCGGCCATCTCGTCGGCTCCGGCGCGGACGTTCATGAAGTCCTCCGCCTCTCCGGGTGCGACCTCGCCGCTGCCGCCGGGCGCCTGCTCGACTGCGCTGCGTGCCCGTCCGCCATCCTCTCCGGGATTGTTCTCTTCTCCGGGAATGGTGCCGGGCTGTCCGGGGGTCGGCGGCATCCCCATCATGGGCGGCATGGGCAGCGGGATGACGATCTTGTCGAAGTCACGGCCGCCGATCAGCGTGCTGTAGATGAGCTTCATGAGCGGCTCCGGATTCACCATCTTGCCCTGCTGCTGGAGCAGCGGGAGAACGCCGGGGAGCATCTGCATGAACATCATCGCCTGCTGCGCCCGCACCTGCTGGTTGGCGGTCTGAGACGACGCCAGCCAACGGAACTTGAACTGGCCGAGGAACGCCTCACGGGTGAAGCGGATGGGCGGCTGTCCTGCGATGGCGATCCAGCGCTCGTCCTTCTCGTACTGCTGGCCGAGCATGTAGGCCATCTCCATCGTCGGGATGAGGACCGCCAGCTCCACGTCCTCGATCACGTCCTGCATGTCGGACTTGACGTTGTTCTGGAGAATCTGCGAGCCGGTCGCCGTCTTACCAGAACCCTTCGACCCGGTGCCCTGAAGAATCGGCGGCGTCCCGAGGAGGTCGTTCATGAAGCTGACGAGCGTGTTCAGCTGCTGGTTCCCGTACTGCATCTGCTCGACGGGCGGCCGGTCCCATTTGACGCCGTGCTGCGGCTCCAGCGTGTTGATGACGCCGCCGGGCTTGATGACGACGTTCGCGTTCCCGACCAGCTGGTTCGGGTTCACGATGAGCATCGGGTTCAGTCCGTACGTCACGTTGTCCTGCGTCTGGTTGGCCGTGTCGTTGATGAGCGTCTGGAACTCCAGACCCATGCGGCCGAGGCCGACACCGTACGCCGACGCGGGCCGCTGGTTCAGGGCGTGCATCACGTACGGCGGCTTCTGGTGCCAGAAGGGGTTCCGGGTCGCCTCGACGGGGATGCCGTTCACCAGCACCACCTTGACCGGCACCGGCGTGCCCTTCGTCTCCGCCGCGCCGTAGAGCTTGTCCGGCACCGGCATGCGGAACCAGCACTCCTTCGCGTAGCCCCACGTCCCCAGCTCACCCTTCGACGCACTGTTGGCCGGGGTCGCGCCCTCGCCCGTCACGGCGTCGATGTTCTGCTGAAGGTTCGAGTCGTACTCGTCGGAGGTGTCCGGGAACCCGGCCTCTTCGCGGTTGACCCACGTCCCGTTGTCGAAGCGGAGGTCGGCGTCCTGCTTGCTGATGGGCATCGCCTCGAACATGAGCGACGCCTGCGACGGGTCGTCGACCGTGGTCGGCCAGACGTAGAAGGCGAACACGTCACGCGTCAGGAACCGCAGACCCTCGCAGTTGGCGGCCGACAGGTTGCCGTACGTCCCAGCCGCCAGCACCTTCTTGAGTCGGACTTCCTTGTCCGTCTCCTGCGGCTTGTTCCAGTACACCTTGGCGACCGAGAAGCCGTAGTCGTTCAGCTGGCGGAGGAACTTCTTCATGTTGAGCCGGAGCTTCGCTTCCCGCTCAATCTGGTACTGGAGCCACGCCTTGACGGCTTCCTCGTCGCCCGCGTCGTCGATGTCGCTGTCTTCCTTCACCACGTCGACCACTTGGTCCGTGGGAAACAGCGCCCGACTCATGTGCGACGTGCGGGTGTCGGACGCCTTCGCGTAGATGGGCAGGAACGCGTCCGACTCGCCCTTGTAGCCGCGGTCCGCTGCGTGCTTCAGGTACAGCATGTCTCGGATGGCTTGCCACTCGTCTCGCTGCGCCGTGCCCATGCTCTCTGCGTCGGCGACCAGCGGGAGCAGGTTGTCCTCGATCCACTGCTTGTACTTGGGGTCGGCGGCGAAGTTCTCGGTCGCGCTCGGGATGAACAGAGCGGCGGCTTCATCCTTGGTGCTGGTGGAGACGAGCGGCGTCTCAGGTGCGTTGCTGCTCATTCGTCTTCGTCCTCTTCAGCGAGTCGTGCGGCGTCGCGGCTGTACCGCACGCTCGTCAGCACTCTGTTGGTGTTGGCCGTGGCACTCACGCCGAACATGTACCAAATTCCATACCTTAGGCAGTCGACGAGGTGATCATATTCCGAATCCTTGATGGGCTTCACTCCGAGCGGGTCCATGTGGTACCCGCCGCTCAGGGCGTCGCACAGGATGCGGCAGGACTCGTCGATGAGCAGTGCCGGGTCGCCCTCGGTCGTCGCCTCGAAGCGGCGCCGCAGAACATCCAGCGAGATGTCCAGCGGGGTGCGCATGGACCGCAGCTGGACGCCTGCCTGATTGAGGACGGTGAGCATCGAGCCCGTGTCCTTCTGCTGCTTGACCGCAGGGTCGCCGATGTCCATGAACGCCTGTGCGTCCGGGAACCGCTCCGCCGTCTGGGCCAGCACCTGAGAGACGAACGCCGACCCTTCGAGGTTCTTGCCCATGAACTCGCGGAGAATCTGCGTGTGTCCGTCCTTGCGCACCTGCGCCCACAGCACTCCGGGGCGTCGGTAGCCGAAGTCCCAGAAGCGGTACAGGGTCGCGCCCGGCCGGTACTTCAGTCCCTTCTCCACGTGCAGCTTGCGGCGGAACTGGCGGATCACTGGGTCTCCGGGGAACGTGTTGCCCCACTCGCCGTCGACCAGTCGCGCCCGCAGATCCTCTGGCAGCGTCGCCCCGAGTTTCGTGTAGTACCCTTCCGGCAGGTTCACGACGTTCTCGTTGGCTTGCGGCTTGAACAGCGTCATCGTCGGCTCGCCCTCAATCTCGTCTTGGGCGTTCCGTCCGGTGCATGCCATGTACAGCCAGTGCGACTTGGGCGGCGGGTTGAAGGCAAGGCCGATGAAGTGGTTGCACTCGTCGAAGTCTTCGCGGCTCACTCCGGCGGGTCGCGCACGGAGTCGCATCTTCATCTGCTCGAAGTAGTTCGACTCCACTTCGTCCGCTTCGTCGATGAAGCCGCCGGTGAACTGGTACGAGCCGACGTTATCGCTTAGGCCGATGAAGACGATCTCGGACAGAGCGCCACGGCCCTCCCCGGCGGCTGCCGTCACGGGCCTGATGTACCACGTCTCCGGCGGGCTCTTGCTCCGCTCGACCAGCGTGCCTTCCGGCAGGCGGTTCAGAATCTGGACCATGGTGTCCATGGTCGTCTTCTTCAGGTCGTTGTAGTCTCGGCGGGCGATGAACCACTTGGAGCCGGGGATCAGCAGCGCTCGGAGCATGATGTCCGCGCAGCCGGTCGTCGTCTTCGCGCAGCCTGCCGGACCCATGTACGCCTTCACCCGAGAGCGCGACTGCATGTACGCCTTCTGGGTCGGCAGTAGCTTCCGCTTCCACTTGACGGGGTTGTCGTCGATGAGCATGGCCATCAAGTCCTCAACGCTGTCGAGGACCTGAGCCGCCGCCATCTTGTTGGCAGCCACTGCTCTTTCGGCGCCACTCCGTCTCATGATGCTCCCTTTTGCGGCGGCTGGATTCGAACCAGCGATCTCTGGCTTATGAGGCCAGCGAGGACTCCGGACTCCTCCACACCGCTACTCGTCTTTCTTGTCTTCCCGCTTCAGCCACGGCAGTGCGTCCGTCAGCGCCTCTTTCCCGCCTCCGATGTTGAGGACGATGGTGGCGTGCTGTCCCGCCGCCGCTTCTCGCCGCCGCAACCCGTGCATGTCCAGCACCTGATTCGTCGCTTCTGACCGCTGCTTGTCGTTGCCGAACTTGAGGTTGAAGTTCACCTCGGCGAGTGCGATCGGCAGCAGCTCCAACGACTTCCGGTCCGCCCACGCCTTGATGTCGGCTTCCGACTTGTCCGCCACACGCGAACCGCCCACGAGGCCCATCTTGTACTGATGAGCGTCGTGAGCGGCTTGGTACTGCTGGGGGACTGGCTGCGGTGCGGCTTGAGGGGGAGCGGCGAGAGCGTCCTTCTTCTTCCTGCCTCGGGTCGGCTTGGTGGGCGTTGCGTCCACCGCCTCGACCAACCTGCGCTGCGACGGAGGAGTCGGTGCGGGCTGCGGGATCTGGGTGTCACTCTCGCCGCTCATCCAGCCTCACTGCCCACCGCTGGGCATCAGAATCTTCCGTAGCCGTTCTTGTTCCGGGTCCAAAGCAGCTTCGACATCCACGAGGGGCAGTCGTCGACGTGCTGTGGATTGCAACAGAATCTGTTGTGACAGCTTCTGAAGATCGACCGGACCTCCTCAAACTGCCGACCGCTATTCAGTT